CACTATACTCAAACCTGAGTTAGATAACATAAGTAATATTAGATTACAAGAGGGCGGTCTATACAGCGACTCCTACGGCGTTGCAGGTCGTGTTGATTGTATTGCTGATTACAAAGGTGAACTATCTGTAATAGATTTTAAAACTTCTACTAAAGAAAAGAAAGAAGAATGGATAGAAAACTATTTTATTCAAGGTTCTGCTTATTGTGAAATGTACGAAGAAAGATTTAATCAACCAATAGATAAAGTTGTAATTCTTGTAGTTACTGAAAATGGCGGTATACAAACATTTACAAAATCAAAACAAGATTACTTACCTTTATTAAAAACAGCAATAAAGGAGTTTAATGAAGCAAATACTTAAAAGATGGATGTTTATATTAAGTATCTACTTTACTAATATATACTTTTGGATATTAATGGGTTTCATATCTGTAATATTATTATCTTTGTTTATGATTACAAATGGGCAGGCTCATCATTCTTTTGGTCCTGTCGGTCAACTTACAAACAATCCTGAAATAGGTGAATCAGAACCTACACCAAGATATAACACTCAAATGGTAAGAGAAATGATACCTGTTTTTTGTGGTGATACTGGTTATGCATTTGATACTTCTACAATGCTAGGAGAAAAACAAATATTAGTAGGCGAAGTAAGAACAAATGGTTCGCCAGAAAGTGAAGTTCGAGGCTTCTTATCTTTTGGTCACAACCCAAATAATAATACTGGTACCTTTTTTATGACAATACCAGATGGCGGAATGAATTACGAAAGTATAACTTGTGTATTAGGTTATGGTATGAACTGGAAGTTTTTTGATAAGAATGGTTTCGAAATTAATTTCAAATCTGATTTCATACAATCTGATATTACACAAGATTAGCTTGACATCAAGTCAACAACTTGTTATAATGATGAATCTACATGATAGGATTACAAATGAGTACAATCACACCAAATAAATTTGCTTTACTTATTGAAGATATGGTAAAAAAGAAAAGAGTTAGTTATATGGATGCTGTCGTTATGTATTGTGCAGAACATCATATAGACCCTTCAGGAATAAAGTCAATGATTAACAAGAGTCTCAAAGAAAAGATAAAGTTTGAGGCACAACAAATGAATATGCTTAAAGAAAAAGAAGCACAATTACCAATATAAGGAGACCATATGCTTGAGTTTTTTATAGGAATAATATTAGGTATGCTTATCATAGACATAATGTTTGCTTGGCATTTTGGCGTTATAGAACACATGGTACAAAAAGCAAAACTAAAATACAAATTATATAGAGCGAGGAGATAGTGAATGGTTTCGAAGTTTATAAAGTCTATCTGGCAATCAAACTCCACTTCACGAGTAAAAAACAATCTTACGACTTTCATAAACACAACGGCAGAACGACTGCAAGATTGGAAACATTTACTAAAAGAAGGGATAGATATTTCTTTCATAAGCTTTCTAAATCTTATAATGATAAGTCTATTGTTGATTACTTCCTTAGTAATTTTGTCTCTAATACTAACATATGGGTTGGTGACATCATTGGCAAATCTGGTGATGAAGTATACAAACAATGGTCGAAAAAAATAGAAGCACTACATTATTATTATGAACAAGACATTGATTATATTATAGAGAGAATGACAACAAAAGATATAAAGTTTAATGATTTGTTTTTATCACCAGATGGTCAACACCCAATTATTGTAAAAATGTTTTTATCAAAAAAGATAAACTTTGAAACATTAATAATACTTGATGATATATTAAGATTTACAAAAAGACTAAACAAAGATATTACAGAACAAGTATTGTGGCCTAAACTATTCGATAGAATGAAAAGATACAAACCTTTTTTATCATACAATATTACAAAGTATAAAATATCATTGAGAAATAAAATTAAAGAACATGAGTAAAGAAAACTTTATATTAGCATTTGAAATAAAAAATGAAGAGTTACTAGATGGTCTTATTGACTATCATAAAAACAATAGCGAATACAAATATAAAAGTGAACAGGTCACTCATGATGCAACAACTAAAACGTCAACCGATGTCAATGTTCAGTTTGTATCTAACAATAAATATATTAAAGATTACACAGGTTATCTTGTAAGTGGGTTAAAGGCATATCATGAAAAGTATGAACACTTTAATCCTGAGTTATGTATTCAAGAAGGTTTCAATATACAACACTACGGCCCTGGACAGGGATATAGAAGTTGGCATAATGAAAGACCTGAGTATCAATTAAATCAAAGAGCTTTAGTTTTCATGACATATTTAAATGATGTACCTGATGGCGGAGGAACAGAATTTGCATATTATCCAGACTTGAAAATAAAAGCACAAAAAGGCTTAACTTTATTATGGCCTACAGATTTCACACATACTCATAGAGGTATTATTTCTCAACATGAAAAATATATTATTACAGGTTGGTTTCATCATCTTGGTGTTGCAGAAACTAAAGCAACCATAGTAGATAAATTAAGAAGGATAAACAAATGATAGATGATAAACAAGTAAGAGTACAAGTAAATACATTAGGAGAAATAGTTGTCAAGATGGCAATGCCTATGGCATTTATTGACGAGATTAATAATATCTATGACGAGAATAAAAAGAATACACTAGACTGGACTGAAAAACTTGCAGGTAAAATTAAAGAAGAAAACTTAGTTAATCATTTAATGACTGATAAATTAAAAGGCACTTTTCAAATGTGCTTTCAAGAATATCTAAACAGGTCAGGTTTAGTAATAAGAAAAACACATCAAACAATTTTAGACAATGTTTGGATAAATGATATGTATGCAGGTGAATATAATCCTGCTCATTTTCATACTGGTCAAAATTCAGATGTAGGTCTTTCGTCTGTATTATTTTTAAAAACACCTGATACATATGGTGAAGAAATAGTTAATCCTGGAACTCCATCAAATGGACATTTAGATTTTATAGGTGGTGCTCAACATTCACTGGCGATATCACAACTTAGAGTAAATCCTAAAGTTGGTGATTTCTTTATATTTCCATATACACTAGTGCATCTTGTTTATCCATTTAGTGGTACAGACCAAGTGAGAAGAACGTTATCATATAATTGTGATTTATTACCTAAAGCAATGGTAAAAGTAAAATAGGAGGTTATGTGTTCGGAGATATAAAAGTACCTTTTAATAGTGTTATGTTATACAACGTAGCAAAGTTAAAAGAAGGTGTTACACTAACAGACGTTGAAGAACATCTAGGTACAATGTGTAACATAGTAAAAAACAAATACAAAGGGTTTCTTGCTGGTCAAGTTTTTGAGTATGCTGGTTTTGTGAGTGCAGAAGGTTCAGTTGGTGATTATGGGGCCGAAGGTAATCACATTGCAATTATTACATACTGGACATCTTTTGAAGAACATGAAAGAAGTCACGCAGATACAGATTTTAAAAATGAGTTTTGTAAACTGTTAGAGTTTTGTGAAGATACAAAAGAACTTGGTTATAAACTAATGTGGCAAGGCGAACAAGAGTTAGATAATGTATACAAAGAAACAGTTGAGATAGACGATAGACGATTTATAGAAGCTAAACGCTTTCATATTACACCAGAAGGCAAAAGATATCCAGTAATTACACAAGAAGAATTAGATAAATTAGATGAGGAGGCGTAATGGCAGGTGGTGGTGATGCAGGTGGTTACAAATGGAATGGTAAACATATAAGTCTAAAAGAGAAACAAAGACAGAATGATAATCATATCACAGGTGAAACTTGGGTAAAAATGCCAGATGTTGATTTTGCATATAAGTCCTCACAAGGAAGATATTGCACATCTCAAGGTGTAGCTTTTCCATATAGTGGTGCATATCTATGTACCGAAGAAGAAATAATGGAACAAATAAAGTTGGCTAAAGATGCTTGACAAGAGTCAGATTTTCTGTTATAATAGTGTCATATGCAAGTAAAATTTCATATAAATAATAATGTCGACTTATACAGACACATACAAATACAATCATACATACATAGGAGATAATATGAATACAAGTATTGCGGCCCTAAAAAGGTCAAAGTCTAATCTAGACACCCTCATAGGCGAACTTAACAAAGTTGCTGAACCTCAAAAACAACAATCAAACTCATATCAAGATGATAGATTCTGGAAACCAGAACTAGATAAATCTGGTAATGGTTATGCTGTATTAAGATTTTTACCAGCAGTTAAAGACGAAGATTTACCATGGGCAAGATTATGGTCTCATGCGTTTCAAGGTCCTGGTGGCTGGTTTATTGAAAACAGTTTAACAACACTTAACAAAAAGGATCCAGTTAGTGAATCAAATAGTTTACTATGGAATTCTGGTGTTGAGGCAGACAAGGAAATTGCAAGAAAAAGAAAACGTAAGTTATCTTATATTGCGAATGTTTTAATTGTTAGTGATTCTAAGCATCCTGAAAATGAAGGTCAAGTAAAACTATTTAAATTCGGTAAGAAGATTTTTGATAAGATTACTGAAGCGATGAAACCTGAATTTGAAGATGAAAAACCTATCAACCCATTTGATTTCTGGGAAGGTGCAAACTTTAAACTGAAAATCAGAAAAGTTGATGGTTACTGGAATTATGATAAATCAGAGTTTGATAGTCCATCTACTATTAAAGAGAATGATGAGGCTATAGAAGAATTGTGGAATAAACAATATCCACTAAAACCATTTCTGGCACCTGAAAACTTTAAGTCATATGATGAGCTAAAAGCAAAACTTGATAAAGTTTTAAGTGGCGTTAGAAATACTGGTACTGCTGAAGATGTTATGGACCCACCTACGACACCAACAGCTTCTAAACCAGTTGTAAATGAAACAGTAGATGCTTCTACTTCGGTTACAGATGTTACTGAAGAGGATGATGGTGATGAAACACTTGATTACTTTTCAAAATTAGCAGAAGAAGATTAATCTCTCCACCTGTTTCATTGAAATTGATTGGGGCGTTTCGGCGCCCCTTTTTTTTTAGGTATATTTGTTTTGAAATTTGAAGTCGCCGTTGATACGGCCTTTATTCTTGTGACAAGTTTCGCATAATTCGTCACAATTGTCTACAGTATTATTGTAGTAGTTGCCATCTTTGTGGTCTATTTGTGTTAGTCCTATTGCCCAAGGTGCTTTGTCATAATCCATAGGACAATTAAATCCTAAATGACCATCAGAGTTACTACATTTACCAGTTTTAAATGCAACAACTCCTTCTTTAAGAGTGCCATTACCATAACCTGCTTTATGACATCTTGCACAAAAAGGTCGCCATCTTGTACCACTATGGGTACAAAATGACTCACAATTAAGGTTTAAACAAACCGGTCTGTCGTTTGATTTACAGATAATTAGCACCAGTCCATTGTACTCCGAAACCACCTTCAAGTACGTTTCCTCTGGCCGCATTTTGGGCGAAAGATTTGAATCCGTTTGCCATAAGAACATCACCTTTTTTGAACTTCTTATGATTATCAGTAGCGACAATACCACCCCATATAGATTTTTGAACACCTAGGGTTTTGTATATCGAGATATATGCCCTACCTTTTTCGACAGTCCAACCATTAGTGAACTCGTCTTGCATTTTCAACACATGTTCTGGAACTGCATCTTCTGACTTATAAGACCTATCACAGTAGTCTTCGTTGGCCTTCTTGATTAGATTAGCAATTGCATCATCTAGATTGTTAAATTTTTCATTGTTTTGTATCATAATGTAACCTTTGTTTTTGTTAATATAAGTATATTATATGACATATTGGCATACATGTCAAGCATTATTCCACTCTATGTCAACAAAATATCTTGTTCAATAGAGTCTAATTTCGCATTTAACGTCTTATTATCACTCTGAAGAACGTTCAGTTGAACTTGCATCTTCTTTAAAGTATCTACTAGAATGTTCATTTGAACGTCTATTTTAGACGCTGAGACGGCGATATCGTCTACTTTGACGTATACATCATCAATCTCTGATTTTAAGTCGTCATTATTGTACATAGTGTCACTCATTTTTACTCACTTTCATTATATGTTATTGAATCACTCATACTATTATAATAACGGAATTGAGTAGTAATGTCAAGCATTATTCCACTCTTAAAATGCTGATAATAGTCAGAATTTTGACTTCTCAAATAGATAAATAGTAGCATGAACTTATTCTTTGAACTATTAGTAAAATTCGGTCTACCAGTAGCGGCATCTGGCGTTATGGGCATCTTCATATACATGATTTTGAAGTATATACTAGAATCTGTCGTGGGTCAAGTTAAAGGTATTCATGGTATTATTATGTCACTAGATAACAGAATTAAGACTATGAATAATGAGATGATAAAAATAGATTTACTTATATCTCATGCCTTAAAATTGAAACCAGACGAGGAGAGAATATCTAGAGCCGAAGGCAAAGAAGATGCAAGAAAAGATTAAGTATTATATAATTTAATTAATTATAGAAATAGGTGGGAACATATGGTAGAACCAGTCACAACTGTGCTGACAGGAATAGCTTTAGTTACAAAGTCAGTAGAGTTTATAAAAAAAAATATACAAACAGCACAAGATATAGGACAATTTGTTGGTGCGATTGATGATGCATTTAAAGGTGAAAAACATTGTATCAAAGCAAGAGAGGGTAAAGACCAATTCGCAACTGAAAATGTTGCACAGGAAATTATAGATGCAAAACTTGCCAGAGAGCATCTAAATGAAATGAAGAACCTAATTAATTTAAGGTTCGGCCCAAATACATGGCAAGAAATTCTTGCTGAAAGAAAAAGAAGAATAGACAAAAGAAAACAAGCAATACGAGAAGAAAGAGCAAGAAGACAAAAACAGCAAGAAGAGATAGGCGAGATAATAAAGTATTGTGGAATAGGATTAACAGTTATAGCATTTGTTGCACTTGTAGTTTATGTTATGATAATATTAATGAAACCAGCTAGAGCTGCAGACGAATGCCAAGATTTTAAGACAGATGTTTTTATCTGTATGAATGAAGGTGCAGAAGCAACTTATGCACGATACGGAAGAGAGTACAAAGGAAACTTACCAAGAAGTGATATGTTTACTATGTGCAGATTGAAAAAACAAGAATGGTTTGTAGATGATAAAGGTGGTAAAGATATGTCATATAAATGTACATACGAACACCCACAAGACCAACCAGACTTGGTAATGACAACAGGACCAAGATATCAATGTCCTAGAAATATACAATGTAAGGTAAAATAGTTATGACGACCAGTGCTATTATAGACGTTTTAAATCAATATGGATTTGCCACTTTAGCTGCAATTGCTATGGGTTGGTTTATATTTTTTATATATAAATTTACAACAGAAAATCTAAAGAAAAAATTAAGTGAGGCAAATACAGCATTAATTGGTCTACTTGATAGAATAAGAATGCTTGATAATGACCTCATTAGATTAAGAACAAAATTAAATACAGTATTAGAGTTACAAGAGTTAGACAAAAACAAAAAAAGTAAAAAAATAACAAAGACAAAAGTTTGACTATTTTGATTGTCAAATAATCATTCAATAGAATATCGAAAATTTTTAGTCGATATTATAAATATAAGCATGAAAACACTACAAATGGAGAACGTAGTGTTAGTGGCATTTCTTTATGTGTTATTGGTGGGTCCTAACACTCTCAATGCGAGCGAACTAGTACACGAGTTTAGCAACCCGTCATTTAGCGGGAATGGTTATTCTAGTCACGTTCTATCAATCGAACAACTACAACACAACAGAAAGAAACAAAACAAAGATGATGCAAAGTCGGCAGAGGCTGCGGCTAAACGTGAAGCAAATAATACTACAATCAACAAGTTCATTAAGAACGTAGAAAGTAGAATTTATGCTAACTTATCTAAACAATTGGTTGACAATATGTTTGGTACTTCATGCACAGGAACTTGTCCGACAAGTGGTACTGCTGAAGTAGAAGGTTCTACAATCTATTGGATAAAAGATGCCTCAACAGAAATTATTACATTAACAATTACAGACCCTACTGGTAATCTAACTACAATGTCAGTACCATTAGGCGACTTTCAGTTTTAGGATTTAAAATGGGATTATTCGAAATTATTAAAATGATGGGATTGATATGTCTGGTTACAGGTTGTTCTGTAACTGGTCAAATGGCTAAAAATGGCGATGAGCCTTTTATACAAGGAACAACTACAATTGAGAGATTAAAAGAGATACCTGATTTAGATAATCAACCTCAAATAACAATTGCAGTTTACAATTTTACAGACCAAACAGGACAAAGGAAACCTAATCCTAACTTTTCACAGTTATCAACAGCTGTAACTCAAGGTCCTGATGTATGGGTTATTGCAGCTTTAAAAGAAGTAGGTAATGGTGATTGGTTTAAAGTTGTCGAAAGAAAAGGTTTAGGCAATCTAATTAAAGAAAGACAATTAATTAGGTCAACAAGAGAATTATATGATGGTGAAGCACAAGCAAAGAATCAATTAAAACCACTAATCTTTGCAGGACTAATCGTAGAGGGTGGTATTGTAGGATATGATAGCAATATTGCAAGTGGTGGTATTGGTGCAAGATATTTTGGTATTGGTGTTAAAGAACAATATCGAACTGACCAAGTAACAGTTTCTTTGCGAGTTGTTGCTGTACAAACAGGTGAGATATTATTATCTGTTTCAGCTTCAAAAACAATTGCAAGTTATAGTTTGGGTGGTGACGTGTTTAGATTCCTAGATATGGGAACAAAGGCACTAGAATTTGAATCAGGAAATTCTACAAATGAACCAGTCAATTATGCTATACGAGCAACAATAGAACACGCAGTACTACAAATGGTATATGAAGGCGTGAATAAAGGTTTATGGAAAATGAAAGGTGTTTCAAAGATAGGAAATACTTCAAAGTATTATCCTGTGCCAGATAAACCAGTTAATTAACAAAGAAGAGGAAAAAAAGTGCAATGAAAAGTGTAACTAAATTAGTTATGTTTTTGATGATTTTTATATCGCCAGTAATGGCAAATGATATCTATGTAACACAATCTGGTGCTACCTTAACTCTAGATGTTTTACAAGATGGTCAAAATAATACAATAGGTAATAGTACTACAGCTTCGACTGTAACAGGTGCTACATCTAACTTCAACATTGACCAAGTTGGTAATACAAACGTACTAACTTTTGATATCAATGGTGCTAACTACACAGGTACATTTAGTACAACTGGTAATAGTAACGACATAGATATTAAATGTGATAGTGCAGGAACAGTAAGTTCATGTGCTACTGTAACTGCCTCAGTTATTTGGGTAGGTTCTTCAAACGACCTAGACATTGACATAGGTGAAACAGCAGATGCTACAGGTGCTAATGTTTCAATAACAGGTGCGTCTGGTAGTGATAGTAACGTAATTGCTACTACAATAGATGGCACAAGTGTTATCTTTACTTTATCAGTAAATGGTGATACAAATAATTTCTTAGTTGATATAGACGGAGATGGTGATAGTGCAGGTCATACCTACATACACACACATACAGGTTCTATTGCTGACGTAGATATTACACAATCAGGTATTTACGATAACATGATAACTTTAACAACAAGTGGTGACAACCACAATATTGATATAATACAGAGGGACTAACAATGGATTGGATTTTATTTTTATTATATACAGGAATAATTTTATATGCGACTTATAGTTTTTATAATTGGGTGCATAGTCTTAACCCTTACGATATTACCAAAAAGTAGTCTCGCCGCTATTGGCGAGGTTACTCGATTAGAAGGTAATGGAGTAATTGATAGACAAGATGGTGAAAATGATATTGTCATTGAGAAAGAGTTAGATATATTTTCATATGATACTGTAAAGACAGGTAATGGTAAAGTTGGTATAGAGTTTATAGATACTACTAGAGTTGATGTTACTCAACATAGTAAATTGGTCATAGATGAATTTGTCTATGACCCTAATACCAAAACAGGTAAACTTTCATTAAAAGCAAAACTAGGTACAGTAAGATATGCCTCAGGTCAAATTGCAAAAAACTCAGCAACAAATGTTAAGATAGAAACACCAACAGCAACGATTGGTGTTCGTGGTACAGATTTTACAATGACTATTGATGAGATAGGTTCATCTACAATTATTTTATTGCCAAGTTGTGATACAAATGGTAATTGTTTTGTAGGTGAGATTAGTGTAGAGTCAGATGCAGGTCAAGTAATACTTAATCAAGCATTTCAAGCTACAGTTGTTGATACACTTGCAAGTAAACCATTGACACCTGTATTGTTAGATTTAGATGAAGAGATGATTAATAATTTATTGATTATTTCTAAACCTGCTGAAATAGAAGAGATGCAGAAAGAAGAAAGATTAAATGAAGTTGCAGACGCTTTAGATATTGACTTTTTACAATTTGAAGATTTAGAAATAGATTATCTAGAAGAAGATGAAAGTCAATTTAAAACAGGACTTGACATAGACTTCTTAGAACAAAACTTTTTGGCAGATATTCTTGCACAAATAAATAAAGAATTAGCAAGAGCAATGAGGTCAGAGTTTGACAAACAAAAATCAGTAGATGGTATATTGATAGGTAGAAATCCTGAAACTGGTGTAATAATATTAGATGAGGATCCTGAATGGGTTTGGATAAGAGAAGACGCAAGTGGTTCATATATAGAATTAAGATTAGATAAAGAATACGGATATATATTAAACATACAGCAAGGTGAATTCATACAATATGATTTTCAATTAGGAGGGCAAGACAATGCTATTACGATACAACAAAATAATTAGTTTATTATTAGTATTACTTTTTTGCACACCATCATTTGCAAACTTTAATCCAGACTTTTGGCCATACATACAAGAAAGAATGTTTGGTGTTAGAACAGCAGTAGAATTACCAATTGACAATAACGAATTAGTAATATCAGGTCCTAAAAGAGCCGCAAGTGGTGCTCAAGTACCTGTATCTATTACTGTTAATACAAAACGTTTTGTTAAAATTTACTTAGTCATTGATGCCAATCCTACACAACATGCGGCTACATTTAAATTAACCAACAATACTCAGAATACAGAGATAACTACTCGTATTAGGATGGAAACAGATAGTTTTGTTCGTGTTGTTGGAGAAACAGCCAATGGGGATTTATTTACACATAAGACAGGAATTAGAGCCAGTGGCGGTTGTTCAGGTTATATGAACGTACATGACCCAGAATTAACAAAAGACCTAGGTAAGATTTTATTTAAAGAAAAAGAAGGATATAAAACAACTAG